TCACGTCTTCTGTTTCCCCTTGAATGCTCGAATCACCTTGGCCTCGTTTTCAACGTGGCGGGTGTAATGCGTCCCCATCCGCTCGGACTTATCCCCAAGCGCAGCGGCGACCTCCCCAGCATCTGCCCCCGATCGTCTCAGATCAGCGGCATAGGTCACCCGTAGGCCATGCAGCGTCGTTCCGGCGCCAATCTTCCCATCCTTCTCCAATGCCCGCAGATAGTGGCTGACATCAGTCTGCATCTGCACCTCGCCAGCCCAGGGGCGTCCGTCGGCGCGTGTCGTGATCAGCAGTGCGGTTTTGTCTACGCTGGCCAAATGCTCCTGCAGTTCGGCTGCTGCTGGCACCCAAAGCACTTCGCCGTTTTTCCGGGTTACGACGCGAAAGCATTTTCCATAAGACGAATCATCTTGATATTCGCGCCACTTCAATGCGGCGATGGTCTGGCCACGAAAGCCAGCATACCGGGCAAGGTATAGAATCGTCTTGAGATGCACTGGCGCTTCGGCCAAAGCCACGGACACTTCGTCGGCCAACCACTCTCGGTTTGAGTTTGGGTTGGCCTTATGGGCTTTGTCCATCCCACGTGCCGGGTTGGTCGGGATGCGCTTTCGCTTTACCCCCTGGCTGAACATCGAAGAGAGAGCCGCTATCATTTTGTCGGCGAAGCGCGGCCACTTCTCGATCGCGCATTTATCGCGGAGGTCATACAGGTCAGCTTGAGTGATGTCCGAAACCTCAATGTCAAAGGTCGGGCGCAGGTATTTGAAAGCAGCCGTGTAATCGTTTTTCGTCGCCTCGGCGAGCGTCTGGTACTTGGGGCACTCTGTTTCAAACCAATGCACGAGCGCTCCGAGCGTGCCCGGCGGGAAGGTGCGTGTGGTCTTCGAAACACGAGGGGCGTTGTAGAGAGCGACGAAATCCGGCATTTTCAGCCGCTTCATCAAATCCTCCCGCGTCCCCTCGAACCCTCCAAGCAGTTTTTGCTTGGTTTCGCGAACGTAGACGTACCAGCGTCCACGGGCCCTGATGATGTTAAGCCCTTCGAACTTCACCAGCACCACCATATAGCCGCTCCACCATACTTCTCTTTGGAGCGTCACTCTGCTTGTTCGGGTCGAGAGACACCAGCCACTCATCGAGGCGCTGGCGCAAGTAGCGTTCGCCCCTTGTGGATTGTGTGAATTGTAGTGGACGAACCGGACAAACCTACTTGAAGGTCTCGACACAGACCCCGCAGTATGCTGCGGCCGATGTAAGGTCCATGGCAGCCGGCCAGTATGGGAGTGCTTGCGCTGTCATTCGTGTCCCTCCCGCAGGACCGCAAGAGCCCGCCGGTACTTCTCGACGCGCTCGATCGCCTTCTCATCGGTCGGCAACCCACGGCTCGGGTCCAGGTTATCGCGGATATCGGCGATCTTCACCGCGCGCGCGATTGCGTTCGGCTCCAGTCTGCGGATGAAGTCGAAATATTCCTCGTTCTTCCCCCGTGTCAGCGCGGCGATAGCCATCACGATCTCCGGCTTGAAGCCATGCTGCCAATATAGGTCTTCGCAGGTCCAAGGCGTGTCCTCGACCACATCGTGCAGGACGGCGACGATTCGCTCGTCTTCGGTCTTCATTGACAGCATGACGCGGAGCGGATGCAGGATGTAGGGCTCGCCCGACTTATCGACTTGGCCGGCGTGCGCATCGGTGGCGAGTTTGATTGCAGTGTCGAGGTTCATTCCTTCCGCTCCTTTGCGTCCACGGGGGCATCCGGACATTCCAGCCAAACACACCCGTTCCGCTCATAGTTTGCCTTCATCGGGGCATAGACCAGTGCAAACCCCGAAAAGCCGAGACCAAGCGCTGCGCCGATTATTGCCGCTATAGTTTGACCCGTCATCAGTTCACCTCGTTTTTGGCGCGAACCGGCTGCTCGAGCAGGTACTCTTCGAGGTCGTAACCGTTGCGCTGAAAGTCGAGGATCTGCTTTGCCCGTTCCAGGTTGTCATCACATCCCCACTCATCGAGCGCGTCGAGGAAGCCCCAGAGTTTTTGTTCGATGGTTAGGTCACTCATCGTTCGAGCTCTCCGACGGCGAAACGGCATCTCGCGCCAGCAGTGCCCGCTCGACGCGCCGATCAACCTCGGCAAGCATCTGCTGCCGGGTGAAGGTCTCCACGTTCAATGCGGGTGATGTGGGCTCGACTGACGCGAGTATCCATTTCGCAAATTCAGCTTGCGCAGCGTCCTTGGCCGATTGTTCGTCGTGGAAAAAACCATCGCAGGATCCAGTGAGGGTAAAAACGCCGTCTTTTTCCATGACGAATACGGCGCCTGACCAAGGCAACAAAGCACGGGCCACATACCGGCGTTGCTCGTTTTGCCCCTCATAGATTGTAGATCCGTCGCCTGGGTATGGCTGGAAACTCAGCGAGGACACGCGCATATGATCTTGGGGTGATGGGGTAAGGGCCGCCGAAAGAACCGCCAGCTGCCCACGATCGATGACCGTGACTCCATCAACAGGAGAAGCGGTCATGTCCTCGCGAAGCTTCGCGATAATCTCCGCAACGGGCGCCGTTTCCGTTAATAAGCCTGGCGTACCGGCCACTTGTGAATGCGTCGGGTTAATAACGGGCTGGGGAGCGGCGTAGAGGGGCGTAAATTGAACACCTGCCTTTCGGTAGACATCCACTGTCTTATCGCGGTCTAAATAGATATATCCGTCACCATCTGGGTCTGCCGCTCGATATGCTACCGGCCCCTGTGCCGTTCGGTCGATAGCGGCGTAGAGGGGGGTTACCTTATGCCCCTCAAGTTCCTGATCATCAATCACCCCTTGAAGGTCTTGCTCATCACGATCAACGCAATAATCTTCGAAATAGGCTGACCCGTCAGGCTGCATAATACCATACATGAACGGCGCTACCGTCTCCTGTGCTGGACGGGCGAGGGCGGCGGCAATGGCGACGGCATGGTGGGTCCGCATCGTCGCAATCATCTCGTCGCCTCGGTAAAGCCAAGCATAATTAGCCTCGCCGTCAGGCCCATGCTTGATCTCGTACCGCCATTCAGGGGTGCTATCGCCTACGGCGACAGAGCCGATGTGTTCTTGCTCGCTCATGCTTGATCCCTCGATTTTGGAAGGCGGCCGGTAGCGGCCAGCCCGGACATGATTCGGGCGGCGCACAGTTCGGCGGCGTTATCGCTCTGGTCGCAATAGATGCCCCACAGCGTGTTTGCGAGTTCGTGCGGGTTGATGCCTCGTGCATCCCACCAGGCGCGCTCGTTGGTGCCGTGCTGGTCGCGGTGGGCGTCGGGATGCAGGGGCAGGGCGAAGCGATCGGGTGCCTTCGTCTGCTTTCCTCGGCCGTAATGCCCGTGCCAAGGGCTCGCGAAAGAAACATGAGCCGCTTCCACGCCATACCGACCAGTCACCGCGCAAGGTAGTTCATGGATGAAGGCGAGATAGCCTGCTTCTTTCTTGGCGCGCTTGGTCGGCACAGGATCACGCTGAATGTAAGCGATACGGGAAGCCATCACGCACCACCCTTCGATGCGGCTGGCGCCTGGTCAATTTGATAGCCCAGGCCAGACAGCCGGAGCTTGAGTTCATGGTCTTCCGTGGCGCGCTTGGCGCGCTCCAGCGGCGACAGCTGTGCCACCGCTTTCGCCTTGATCGGCGGCAGGCCGAACTTCTCGAGATACTTCCGGGAATGTTTCGCCCAGACCTTCCGGCCCCAACTGGTCGCGCCGAACTCCCAAGGGCGCGCGGCTCGCAAAGCCTTCTTGCGGGTGGCGAGTTCGGCGTCGGCAGGCAAGTTGCGGTGAACCTCGCCTATGACCGCTGATGCGGTTTTCTGCCAGTCGATCATTACTTGCTCCTCCGAACGCCAAGCGCTTCGTGAATGTCCTGGTAGTTTTCGGCTATGATCGGCTTTGTCGGCTTGTGCTGGCGACGGAGCGTGGCGATTTTCTGCTTTCGCTCGGCGACGGCGGGCAGAGCCTTGGCCAGCCGGCGTTTCGCGCGCCATGAGTTCCATGACTGGATTGCGATCAGCATGAGGCGGTTCATTCTGCATCCTCGCGAACAATGTTCAGCCGGTCGGCTACAATGGGGTGATGATCAAGAAGCCATTCGGTGTGCTCAAACTCGCTGTTATCCATGTGCTGAAACCATGGCCACTCCTCGCCGTAGGCATCATTCAGCTTCGCGTATTCGCAGGCGGCGGCGTGACACTCGACATGTGCGTGGGTGCGGTACGTGTCACCCTCGTAAACGCCGAAGGCATAGTGCGCCGGCGAACCAACCTCGATGACACGGTTGCACTGTTCGCAGACGTACTGCTTGCGCGTCTTTTTGATTTCGCGGGATGAATGAAAGTCGCTCATGACGCCCTCCGCTCTGCCTGTCGGTCGGAACCGACGAGCGCATGGCACCAGTTCAAAACTGCCTCTTTGCTTTCCTCGAATGTCTTCTTGTCCATGGATTTCATGTCCTGGCTGAGAGCATGGTGGACCGTGACGATGCAGCCCTCGCACTCGACGATCTGATAGATGTCGTATTGCTTGATGACGGCTTGCAGCCGTTCGGCTTCGTCCGGTGTTTTGCAGAAGTGATGAATGGTCGATCGGTAGCCCGTTCGGATGAGGGCATGCTTGCGAAAATGTTCCTCGCTTGGCATGCCCTCTGCCATGTCTTCCGGGAGGCTTAGAAACAGATCGTGCAGCTCGGCGAAGTAATGCGCGTGGCTGGCAAGGCTCCGCTGGTGGACCTCGTCCATGACGTAGCCCTGACCAACGATGAACCGTTGGTCGCACTTCCCGGCCCAGAATTTGTTGGCGGGCTGGAACGCCTCGCCATCCCAGATAAGGTTGATCGGGCTTGCCATGGTCAGCCTGCATTCAAGACGTGATTGCGCAGCGCGTCGTCGGCCTGTCTGTTGACAGGCTGCGCCAGCTTGGCCTCGATCCGTTTCTTGAGTTCGAGCGCGTCGCCGGGATGACGTGCCCAGAACAGTTTGAGCGGATCACGGTTGGCGTCCTGCCATTTCCGGACGGCTGCTGGCGGCTCTTGGTCGACAAACTCGGCTGCGCGGTCGAAGAACTGGCCGACTGGCACGTTTTCGAGGGCATAGCCTTCACCCCAGAAAACCGTGATGGCGTTGTTGCCGCCAATGGCATTCATGCGGTGGTCTTCGCGTTCTCGCTCGACGATCTCGGTAGCGGTGAGATCGATGACCTTAGCGCGGTCCATTTCCTCTTCGTAATAGAGGCCAGTGTATTGTTCCGGCCAACCGGCCCGGAGCGCCTGCATTTCGGCACACTTGGAAATCATCACGCGAGGCTGACGGCACCAATTGCCGGAATCGTCCAGAACTGGCTTGGTTTCGCCAACTGGCACCTTCTTGCGCTTCGGCTTACCGCTATCGGGCCAGACCTCGCCAGTCTCTTCCCACTTGTAATCGTCGGCACCCATTTTGATAGGGGCGAACTCTTCCCAATATGCTTGGCCGGCGACCTCGTACCAGTCGCCCGACTTCTTATCCTGCTTCCACAGGTAGACGGTCGCGGAGATGATGCCCTGCGGATTGATCGGCGATACGAGTTCCTTGTCGACCTCGTATGTCGGCGGCTTGCTGGCGGGGCGATAGTCGCCGCAACGATGGGCGATGACGCGCTGACCGTCGCGGCTGATGATGATAGTCATCTTCCGCTTGTCCGCATCGCCCTTCGAAAAAACCATCGGAATGATCTGGCCGGTGAACGGATCCAGACCTTTCGCGCGCGCGACTTCCATGAAAAGGTTGAACTCGTCGGCGTTGCAGTCCTTGGCGACAGTCTGCTTGACAAGAGACACCTGCTTTGGTGACAGGTCGAATTTGGTGATCATGTTCATGACTATCTCCTACGGACGGTGAGGCTGACGGAGCCGTTGTCGAGAGCTGCGCCGGGGATTTCTTCGTCGGCCTTGAGCGCGTCGGCCAAAGCCTTCTTGTCCAGCTTCGGGGCAGGGCGTTCCTGCTCCACCCAGAACCTCGCCGGGATATCGGCTTCGTCGGCGACGACGAGCTGCGGTGGGCGTTTGGTTAGCGACAGAGTTGCTGTGGCAAGTTTCAGCGAAGTTTGGCCCGTAGCTACAAGCGCCTGTTCGATCAGCGCCCTGATCCGCTCGGCCTTGTCCTTCTTCTGCTTCTTGCGGGTATCGAAGGCTTTGATTTTTTCATCGAGGCCGACGATATGAATTTCGCATTCGTCGATTTCGTCGATCGCTACAGCAAGAGCTTCCAGAAGGTTCGTTTCGCCTTCCAAGCTGTCGGCAACCAGATCGGCGTCATCATCGGCGCCAAGCTGCCGCAAGCTCGTCATGAGTTTCTTGGTGGTCTCCATTTCAAGCATCAACGTGCGTTCATTGTTCGGTGCTTGTGGCATCAGACTGTCCTTTCAATGGAAGCCTTGCGCTCAAGCCGTTCCTGCTGGACGGTGCCGAAGGCAAGCAAGGCAAGGATGAGAGAGGCGAGGGCGACGGCCTCGATCCAGCGAGAAGGATCGGGAGAACCGGTCGCCGACGGCGTGAGTGGGATGAAGGGGCGAATGATCGGATCGGGACGGGTCATGGCAGCAGCCAATCGTCGTCGGTGTGTTCGCCCATGGCGACGGCGAGCATGGCGTCGATTTGCCGGGTGGCCATCGACGGCTCGTCGTCATCCGTGCGGAGATCGACAAATTCGGTTCGGACGTAAATTCCGACGCGCTGACCCTTGTGTTTCGCGTTGATGTGCGCGGTGACCGCTTCGTTGTTTACGAAGAAATTCTTGCAGCGGCCGCACATGAACTTCAGCTGTGTGTTGACCTTTCCCATCGGCATCACTCCGCGGCCACGGCGAAGACACGAGCCTTCATCCGTTCGTTTTCAGCCATGACGGTTTCATGAAGGCCGATAAGGCGCATGCGGGTGAGGTAGGCGGAGATTGCCGCCTCGACGCCCTTGTCGTTGCCCTGTTCGGCATTCCAGAAGGCTTCCATCGCGTCAAAGAGCGCGGACTTGTCGAGCGCCGCGATCATGCCGCTACCTGCAAAGCATGACGCTTCGACTGTGCCGAGATCAGCATCTGGATCAGTTCGGTGTGGCCGCCGAGCGTCCAGCCTGCGGGCTTCCTCGATGAGCGAACGATCGTCGCGCACTTATCCTGATGAAAGCGGATGTTCTCTGCGAGATAGATCGAAGCCGCGCCGGGGCTGCGAGTGTTCGCCTCGTCGATGATCTTCTTTGCTGCTGCCTGGATGTCCATGTCTCAACTCCGGTGAAGCGGTTTATTGAGACGCATAATATGCGCATACGCATAGCAGTCAACAAAATAAATGCGCAAACGCATATTTCTTTCGCGCTGACGTATGTCGGCGTATGGAAAAATCCCCAGTGACGGCGAGGCAAAGACGCTCCTAAGGCTTGGCAATGCCGATGCGGGGAGGTGGCCACCCAATGAGGAAGGACCGCCTAGAGCAAGGATACCTGGGTGCGGCCAGACTAAGCTTGCAAAAAAGCCCCGCCGGAGCGGGGCACAAGAACCGGCAGAACAATCCGCCGATGCGGCTACCGCCTCAGCGCAAATTCATGACTTTGCGAGCCTCCGCCAAATCAATTTTGGCGTTGTAGCCATGCCTTTCCAGCAGGTGCAACAGATGTGAGCCTGTGAACAGGCTTATTGGCTTGCCAGAAGCGAACTTGTGGGCATCGGGACCATAGTCAGCGGTCGAGATCAGTATACCCCTCGACGCACCTTCATGCTGCATAGTTCCATAAAGGTCTCTAACGGCGGAAACTCCAACAGTCTTCGTGTAGCGCTTTGCCTGGATCACAATTTTCCCGCCGGTGATCGGATCGGGATCAAAGGCGACCGCATCGACACCGCCGTCGCTGCTGGATTGAGTGACCTTTACCTCTCCGCCTCGTGAGGCGAATTCTTTCTCGAACAGTTCTCGGACTAGGTGTTCAAAATCGCCCCAGTCCATAGAGGCAAGGTTGGTCGCACTATCCAGATCGCCAACGACGGTTCTCGCTTCAATGAATCTCCGATCCTCTTTGTTCATCTCGAGGACAGGAGCGATTGGCGCAAGCGCAGCTAGGCTTGAGGCTGACACGCCTTTAAGGCTCTTAAAGCATGACTTCGGATCAATCCGAGCCAAATCGATGGCCATGAACTCATCACGTTTTACGAGGATTGACATAATGCAAGCCCGCGTATCCTTGCCAGTGGCTTTGTTTACCGAGGTAGAGAAGCCATTGAAAAGAATGGCGGAATAATTGTCGTGCTCATCAGATTCGAACAATTCGTGAATTGTCCGCAGGCAGATTTGGTAACATACGGAATCGAAATTGCTTTTCTCTTCCTTTTCCGAGATTCGCGTCTCTTTTACCTCTCCAGTGGAGGCTATGAAGCGGACATTTTTGATGACGGGCATGTGTTCTGGAGAAGGTAACTCATAGCCAATTAATAGAATTTTTGCTGGCGCCGGCTGATACTCGATGTCGTATGATTTTTCAAACAACCCGTCATAATCAGAAGCGTCTAACACCATATTAGCGTGTTCAAGAACGGATTTTGGGTCGGAGCGGCCAACCCCAGCAGCTAAGTCGTCAATTTTAGAATTTTGCTCATCTTGGGCTTTTAAATAGCTAGACTTTTCAGCTTGATAATTGGCGTCAAATGCTGATCGATCGGAATGCCACTTGCTGAGCCGATGATTTAACATATCCTCCTCTGCGATTTCCGTGGCTTGCCATTTGGCAACAGCTTGCTCATGAGCAGCTTCAGCCTCCGCGATTTTTCGCTGTTTCTTCCCGAATAGGCTGTCCCAAAAAGTAGTTTCAGGTGCGAAATATACAGGCTTTGTCGCCTTGATTCGGCTTGGGATTGGCGTTTTGAAATTTGGCTCTCCGGCGTACGAGGTCCGGTCTTTCAATGCTTCCCAATCAACCCTGTCGTCCACCTTGAGAGTTTGAGCAAGAATGTTGGCGAGACCATTGAGTTTTGACGACGCTTCCATGGAAAGCGCATCACAGGCTTCCTTACTGTTGCTCAGCCTAGTTTTGCGAAAGTGATCATCTGCCATCCGATCCCAGCGGGCCATGAGCTCATTGACCTTGGCTTGCAGAATATAAATTTCCGGGGCTGAAACCTGCTTGTGAATGCCTAGGTCGGTTTGCCAAAAATCTATAGTGTAGCGCAGAATTCGGCTGTAGCCGACGTTCCATTTAGCGTCCACCTCACCTGCAGTTATCGACTGCAGGTGACGCGATTCATATCGTATTTCAGACATAACTGCCCCCCGGTATTCTTTGTTTCAGCCACTCATACGAAGGCGACCTTGGATCCCGCCGTTTCGCTCTACTCTTTTGATTGTCGATCGGGGAAGCACGGCAAAAATTTCGCCAATCCAGTCTAGCTCGACACCTTCTATCGGCGCGGCATTGAAAGACATTAAGCTAACGCCTTGAGCCCCTCGCATTACCGTTTTGATAAAGCGACGCCCGTCAGTTGTTCTGACAGCTGCATCCTCGCCATAGAAAGCCTCGACAGGGCGTTTTTGCTCTCGGTAAACAATAATGATTGCGCCGTCTTTGTAGACTGGCAGCATTGATATTCCCTTGACTTCGAAAGCGATCATCTCATCGGGCATGGGGAATGGCACATAGATTTGATCGAGACCCTCCGGCGGTGTTTGCTCAAAATCCGGTTCAATCTCTGCTCCAGCACCGATATACCCCATAAGTGGGACCATGAATTCCCCAGTTTCCATGGGGGGGCCGTCTGACACAACCTTGTCATACAGGCTTGAGATTGCATCCCTGCGAGCCCCTTCTGGCTCAGACCCAGAAAACCAGCGGCTGACCGTCGCTTGGGTCACATCCAGCTCATCAGCTAGGCGGTTTTGCTTCCAGCCTGTTGCCTTCATAATGGCGCGCAACTTTTGCTCGATATTTTTCATATCGGCACCCTATGACGGATGGCGCTCAGACAAAAATGCGAACGCGTATAAAATGCGTATTGTAATTTATACGTATGCGTATAATATGCGCGGATGAGCACAATCATCTATATTCGCAAAAACGTTTTAAAGCTAACCCAAGGTGGCTTGGCTGCGTTGTGCAGCACCAACCAGGCAACGGTTAGCCGGTGGGAAAAGGGCGAACTGTACCCCGATCTCGCGCAGATGGCGGCGATCCGGGACGAAGTACGGCGCAAGCGCCTGCGCTGGGATGCTTTGATGCAATTACGCGGCGCGCGGGGCGTGAAGGATGGGACGCCGCGCTTGCAGCCTACAACAAGGGCCGGAAGCAACAGGCCACCAAAGGCGAGCTTATCGGCAAAATGGTTTTTGCCTACAAGGATCGAGCCCTGCAATACCGCGGCAAGGCCATCTCCGAAAACGAGGTGATCACAGCAATGCGCGCCGGCCGCCACGAGGGGTTTCGGCAACTGGTTGATGGTGGAACCGTATCCGAAGATCAGATCGAGCGGTCTTGGGATGCCACTGGCGACAAGAAGACGCGCCTTTCACATTTGGCACTGGAAGGCCAGAAGGTAATCGGCCTTTCACAGCCGTTCGTTTCGCCCATATCTGGCGCCATGATGATGTTCCCTGGAGACACATCTCTTTCGGCGCCTACTGAAGAAACCATTCACTGCCGCTGCTTCGAGCGGGTGAGGATACGGTACATTCGTTGATGGCCAACAAGTCATTCTCTGCATCGGTTCGTGCCTTCGCTGGCAAGACCGCAATGCAGATGCGCGACGTCTTCGCTGAATCAGTTCAGGACGTCATGGACACCGCACAGTTGCCAAAAGAGAAGGGCGGCCGAATGCCGGTCGTGTCCAGCCAACTGCGGAACAGCGTAGCCAGCGGCCTGAACGGGTCGTTCGGTGCCACCGGGCCTGACAGCTACATTGTCACGCTCAGCGAAATGGAGTTGGGCGACGTCGCTCGGTTCGCATGGACAGCACCATATGCCCGCCGCATCGAGTTCGGGTTCACAGGAACCGACAGTCTGGGGCGGTCATACGCGCAGTCTGGCCAGCACTTCGTCGGAGCGGCCGCTGCTCAGTTCCCTCAGTTTGTTGCGACCAACGCGGCAAGGATCAAGACATGACCATTGCTGAGACGGAAATCGAGCGTGTTTTAAAGGCTGATATCATAGCGGCCAATCTCTCATGGCCGGTCATATGGCCCAATCACACCCTGCCGAACACGAAACCATTCATCTTGTTCGAGATCATCCGCGTCAACCGTCGCGACGACACACTGGCCGGTGAGATGACCATATCTCGCGGTCAGTTGATCGCCACGCCGATCACTAAGGTTGGCATAGATTCTGAGGCAGGGAATGAAAAAGCCGATGAAGTCGCAGGCTTGTTCCCAATGGGGCGTCGGATAGCGGTCCCCGGCGGCGAGATCGTCATCCTGAAGCCCGCAGATATTCGTGAGGGGTTTCGCCAAGATACCGAGTGGCGAACTCCAGTCATCGTAGACTTTGAAGCATCCTAAGAAAGGACAATGGCATGAGCACCTCTGATATTGGGCATACGATCTATATGAAGGCGGGAGCGCCAACGGCGTTCACAGAAGCCGCATACGAAACGTTGTTCACGACTTCGCCGATCAAGATCAACGGCGTTGTTTCCATCGGCCCCGTCGGCGGTACGAATAACATTATCGACGTGCCGGATCTGGAAAGCGGCTGGACAATGGGCGCGAAAGGCGCAAAAACAGGTTCAGTCACAGCAATTGCATTGCGCGAAATCAAAGCGGATGCTGGACAGGCTGCGGCGAAGGACGCGGCCCGTGAAGGTGAGCACAATCTGTACTCTTTCAAGATTGTTGAGCCCGGCGCGTCTGGCGAGGTCGAGTACATTACCGGCATCGCATATGACTGGCAGCGAAATGAGCGCTCCACCACCAGTTACGCCGGCTTCACATTCAACATCCGCGCCAATTACGACAGCGTCATCGCCGACGCACCTTGAGGTGATCCATGGACTTCGCGCAATTCGACAGCCGGGCAGCATCCGACCGCCCCCGGCCGCTGCACCTCAAGCACCCGGGTACTGGTGAACTGCTCTATGAGACCGGCGCCAACGGCAAACCCGATACGAGCAAGCCGTGCCGGGTTCTTGTTCTGGGCATTGAAGGCGCAGTCGGGCAGGGCGCTGTCCTCGCCAGCCAGCGCGCCAAGATGTCTGCGAACCCCACGCCCGGCGAACCGACACCGCTATCTGAAATCCACGACGGCATCGTCAAGGAAATCACCCCTTTGATCGTCGGGTTCGAAAACATCAGCCGAGGCGAGCGGGCGGCGGAAGTTCCCCAGGACGTCGAGTGGTTTCTCACCCTGCAACTCGTCACCGGCAGTCGTGGGCAGCTTTCATTCGCCGAGCAGGTTCGCAGCTTCGCGATCGATCGGGCGAGCATCCTGGGAAACGCGAAAGCCAGCTAG